CGGGTATAACCCGCGTTTTAGCCGAGTTTGGTGATCTCAAGCTATTAATTAAACTTAATTCACCCGATGATTAGAAATGGAATCGTTTTACGAAGCGATTTAGTTTCGTAGGACGATGTCCAGATCATTGTAACAAATATTTATTTATTTATTATATTTTGAAGAATCAATCTTCATACTTATGCTTACTTTATGTAATGCTTTAAATCTTGATGATTTGTATTTTGTTCATCATGATTTTCTTCTACTATGTTTAGAAATGTAACATAGATTGGATATAGCGCCGTTCAAGTAAGTCGTATGCACAGATATTCTAATAATTTAACGGATTTATATGATATGTCTAATTAAGCCTTTATGGTTAATATTTGGAATTGCCCTTCCTACTGGCGTGGGGGGCATGAACTCTTCCCTTCTGTTGAAAGGAAAATTAACATTCATTTCCGTTATCTTGTTTTTTGACTTTGTGTATATGTCTAGGCTTAGTTCCGTGATATTTCAAAGTTGTGAAATATTAAGGCCCTTTTAGGGCTTGCTATATGGTATACACTACCAATTTTAATTTATTGTTATATTTTTATTCTTTAATTTAAAACAAATTACAACCAAACACAAATAGTTAGCACACAATTATGGTTACAATACAAAGAAATTACGATACGTGCTACGCGCCAGAATCTTATTCAGTTGACGATGTCTCATTAAGACGTAAAGAATATAAACGACTAAAGAGACGACAAAGAAGGTTAGCGAGAAAAAAGACTTCTAAATTTAAAGAAATAGAGTCTAATTTTTCCAGAAAGTTTTCTGACATCATTAAGGAAAGTAATCCTGAAGTTTGTCAAAAAGAGGAAAACTGCTCTGATAACCACACAGTTCCTGATATCATTAAGGAGATTTATCCTGAAGTTTATCGTAAAAAAGGGAACTGTAAATATTATCCCGTCAATATTCATACTAATAAAATGGAAGCTCTTGTGGATAGATACAAACAGGTTCTTAAAGTTTCGAGAAATAATTTTAGTTCTTTATATAATGATATGTACCTTTTGAAAATTCCTAAAAATTCGCATGCAGCACAAAATTTTCTAATGTGTATGAAGAATGTTGTTACTACAGAACTCAAGTTATTAAGAGAATGTATTAAGAATGACAATTATATTGATTTGGATAGGATTTTGGAAAATGTTTACACTGATAAGTCTTGGTCAAACATTAGAAACTATTGTGTTTCTCCTTCCTCTCCTTTATCTGCTAAAAAATTTAAAGGAGAAGGAAGATTCCTTCGTACTATTAATGATATAGAAAAACGAATTCAGACTTATGAAGATTTAGAAATTGCCAATTGCGTTATTTCTTACTATCTTACCAGCATGAGAAAATATCATGAACTTAAAAGTAAATGTTTACCTCATGTTCCTGAAGACAGTTTACTTTATTATCAATATATGTGCGATGAAAAAGAGATACCTTCATCCTCTCTACCTGAGTATAAAGACTATATTGAATTCCGCAAGGTTCATAATATTACTAATAATGTATCAGAATCTAGTGGTTTCCAACCTGATTTCACTGGAATTTTTACAAAAAATTCTTCTGATATTTTTGATAAGTTAGCTCTCGCTGGTATTACTGCTACTAGTATGTCAGGGTTTGCTCCTCACATGTTCAAAGATTTTCAACAACAAGTTACATCTTATCTCAGGTCTCAAGAAGATATAAATTATGGTAAGAAACTTTCTCGAGCTTTAGACATAGCAAACAAGTTTGTTACTGTCTCATGGTTGTTATCTAAAGCTGAGAGTGAAACAGAATTTTTTAAAATTATCACTTTTCAGTTTGCAGCCTCGGGAGCTTCTTTTATGTTAGAAAGAGCTTCTAAAGATAATAAAACTTATTATGCTTTACGTCCCTGGCATGGGAAAAAATCTTTTTCTTCTTTCATAGATCTTTTTATTTTTAGATCAGAAAAATCTGATTTTATAAATACTGCTAGAACTGTCCTTGATTGTGAATTATTTAATTCATTTCTTGATTTAGCTAAAGATGCTGTGATTATGGAGATTATTCCTGCTCGGTTTAGATCTCATTTTGTCAAATTTATTGGTACTAAACCATATAACAAAATTCATGAGGTCTCTTATCTTTCTCTCTCTCGTAAAATTCTTGACATTATAGGTACCACTACTACAAATTTTGTCAATTACTTAGGTGGAAAATCCTCTTTCTTTGAGGTCATGGCTTCCCCTAAGGACATTTTCTTGAATAAATCTTTTAAAGCTATACATGAAAAGGATTTCTATTCTCTTAATGAGAAAGGAGATGAATTAAAGCAGTCTATTTTCAAGAATATTATAGACTTAAAGGAAATTTTGTCTCTTCATAGTGATTTGACTCCTAGCGAAAGAAACGAACCTAATGTTTCCCGTAATTTTTCAGAGATTAAGCGGATGTTGGATAAATATCAAACAACAGTTCTTACTATGAATAGAAAGGTTCCTTTTGGAATTATCATCTTTGGTAACCCTGGAATTGGTAAGAGTTCCTTATGTACCGCTGTTTACAAAATTTTTTGCAAACATGCTGGCTTAGAATACAAACCTTCAATGGTTTATGACAGAACTAGTAAACTTCAGTTTTGGGATAAATATAGCTCTACTGAACACAAGATTGTCCATATGCCTGAGGTTGGTGCTATGAAGGATACTCTAGCAGCTCAAGGAAAAGATGTTGCCTTAGATGAATTGCTCCTCGTTGTCAATGATGCACCCTATATCGCTAATATGGCGAATGTTGATGAGAAGGGTTGTGTTTTAGTTTGCCCTGATTTAGTTGTTATAGATACTAATGTTGCTGACTTAAATGCGCAACATTCTATGAACAATCCTACTGCTGTCTGGAGAAGATTCATGTTTGTTCATGCTGAACTTAAGGAAGAATTCTCAGACAATGGTGCCTTAGACAATGATAAAGCTGCTATGGCAGATAATCCTATGGACCTTTGGAACTTTCAGATTTATCGTCGAGTACCCTCTACTAATAGTACATATACTGAAAAGTATCTCCATAGAGACAATTATGTTAATATTGCAGGTTTGAGAGACATTATGTACTCAGAACTTGATAAGGCAGAAGAAAAGAGGAAGAACTTTATTAGAGCTACAAAAATGGATCCTGATGATTATGGAACCATGAAGAGTGAATCTAGTTTTTTCTATGATGGAAAAGATAATATCGATGATATTATTGATACTATAAAAAAGCTACAGGAGAATCTAAGGGAGCATGAAGAAATTATTTCCGATTATGAGAACTATCCAGTTCCTCCCTTCGATAACAAGGAAAAAATACTAGACTACCAGGAGTTCAAAAATGAGTATCTAGAGAGTTATAATTTTGCTCTCAAAGAAGTTAAAACCATTAAATTAAAATTAAATAATCTTTATGATCAATGGCCAGCCATTTTTGAAGATGATATTCATTATTTGAAAAAATCTCCTTATATCTACAAATTAGCTGCTATGCGGAAGAACAAACTTTATAAGCTTAATGCTTTTGGAGCTCTTAAAAAAGGATTCAGTCAGTTTGCTAAGAAGACCACCTTTATGTCTCGTTATCATTATTACAATTTTAAAGAGAAAATTTGGAATTCTGCTCCTTCTAGAATGCTTTTACCCAAAATAAGATCCTTATATAAAATGTATGGTCCTAGTGGCACGGCTCTTCGAGCTGCTTCAATAATTGGTCTTGGTATTATGTCATATAGAATGTATATCTACTGGACTGATGGCAGTTCTACCATTAACAATAATACTACTATGGAGTCAGAAAATGACGATTTGGATTCCTTTCATGATGTTTTTAATTCAGGGTTTGGCTATGCCAGAAAAAGAGATAAAAATGTTAAAGATTGGAGTGATGTTGCTCATTTTTCGAGCAGAATAAAGTTTTCGAAAAGAACTAAGAATAATCCTGATGAAATTTACAATACTGTTGTTTCAAATCAACGTACTGTTGTGTTTGTATATGAAGGACAGGATGGTGAAGAATTTCAGCAGAAGGCAATCATTCTAGGTTTGTACTCGAATCTAGCTATATTTAATACTCATTATTTAAGAGATAATCTTGTCAAGTTGGAAGTTAGTAACTCTATGACAGAACGATCAGGTTTTGTTTCATATCCTGCTGATCACTTGCAATTTTTTAAATCTCAGAACGATATCACTTTTGTTGTTCTCAAAAATAATCTCTTCAAAGATTTAAGAGATCTTATGTGTAACAAGATTTCTGATTTTGACTCTGCTCTTATTGAGCATCACCCTGGAGGCAATGCATGTGAATTGTTCACTCATACTGTTGACTTCTCACATCACTCTATGGATAGGGGCCTATATATTAAGGACTTACAAACTTCTAAGGGATATTGTGGCATAGGACGCGTTGTTATTATTAACAAACATTGTGTTCTTGCTGGAATTCATTCTGGCTCCAATGGTAACGGGTTAACTGCATGCGCTCTCATATGTAAAGATTATGTTAGAGAAGCTGCAAATAATCTCAACGTTGGATTACTCTCTGAAGGTTTTGTTCCCCTCCCTGAAAATTTATCTTTAGGAAGAGTTCATAGAAAGTCTTCAATTAATTTTGAGGATGTTTCATCTTTTCGCGTTTACGGTGGTGTTTCAGGAAGGCACAGGAGTACACTTAGAACTTCTTACATCAAAATGCCTTGGTACGATGATTTAGAGGATATGATAGGAGTTTCGGCTCTTAATTCAAGTGGTCTACCAAAACACCTTCCTCCAGTTTTTAAACCTTTTGTTTCGAATGGTAATTACAAATCACCTTATAACATGTGGTTAAGAAAAGTCAAACATGACAAACCTTTTCTTGACAAAGAGATTCTTATGAGAATAGAAAACATTCTATTAAAGAGATTTTTAACTAAAACTAATGATGTTAAGCTTGCTCCTTTGCAAATTGAAGCTGCTCTCAACGGTGTCGAAAATGATGCTTATATTTCCAGAATGAATTTTTCAACCTCTGCTGGAGTCTTTTATGATGGTAAAAAGAAAAGCTCGGATTACATTGTGTTGGCTGAAAACGATAAAGCTATTGCAACTCCTTATCTTAGGGACAAAGTAGCCGAAGTTTTGGAATGCTACAGAAACGGAGAGATGTCTCATGGTGTCTTGGGAGCTTACCTCAAAGATGAAATTTTACCTCGTTATAAAGTTACCGATGCTAAAACCAGAGTTTTTTTTGGAGCCCCATTTCCAGAATTAATAGTTCAGCGCATGTTTCTTTCTCCTTTCTATTCAATAATGATAGAAAATAGAGATGTTTTTAATTGTAAACTTGGAATTAATATGCATTCTCACGAGGTAGAAAATATAGTTCACCGACTCAAACGAGATGATAGATACATTTTTGAGGGAGATTATAGTGGTTATGATGTTACTTTTCCTATGGACATTGCAAGAACTGCCAATAGCATTGTGTCTCGCTTTCTTCAAATGAGAGGATACAATAGTTACGCTATTGCGTGTGTTGATTGCATTCTTGAAGAAAATCTTTTTCCTACTGTCTTATTTGATGATGTTATTATGACTATGCCTGGAATTCAACCTTCAGGAAAGTATGGCACAGCAGAAGATAATTCTCTCAGAGGTTTGATACTTCTGATGTATGGATGGTATTTTCTAATGTGTGACGAGAAAACTAGAGTGACAGAAAGAGAGTTTATGCTCACTGACTTCTTTGTCCATGTTGATCCTATTATTTATGGTGATGATGTTATAGCTAGTGTTTCTTTTGAAGCTTCCGATTTCAATGCAGTCAGTTATTCTAGATTCTGTTATGATGTTTTTAAAGCTAAGTTTACGGGTACAGACAAGCAGGGAGAAATACAACCTTTTGTTGAATTTGAGAATTGCTCATTTTTGAAAAGAAATTTTAGATATTCGAATATTCTTAAACGATGGGTTGCTCCTCTTGCTATGGATTCTTTGCTAAAAATGACTTCTTATCTTGCTGTTAATAAAAACCTTGACAATAGAACTTTGGCAGCAGAGATATTACATTCTTACCTAACTGAACGTTTTCTTCATTGTGATAAGTCTGAAGAATATGACCACTGGAGAGAGAGAGCTATTCACTACTACAATAAGTATTATGACAACGTCTCGAAGCGCATTTCTATGTTTCTGCCCACATGTGATGAACTCATTGCACAAATGAATGACATGAGCCAACATTCTGGCTTTGATGCTGATGGCAATCCTATAATGGAGTCAGAGGCTATTGGAGCACTCATTAGAGTTG